TATAAAGCTATGGGATATACTCCACCAAAAGAAGTAGAAGAAGTAAAAAAGTTATACTTATGTCCTAAATCAGATAAATGTGTTATGGACTGTCACCATAAAATACCTCATGAGTTTGAGAAATTTTGTGACCAGAACCATAGAGTCAATAAAGGATCTCAATGTCCTTCCTGTGTGGAAGAACTAGCGGCTGATATTACTTTCTTTCCAGAGGACTTTGAAATAATATGAGAATAACATTTATAACATGTAGAGAATTGAAAGTATATAATGATATGGGATACGATGAAAAAAAGGGATTCGTAGATACAGGCATATCAACGTGTGAATGTAAAGCCTATCAGCAAGGAAGAAAATGTAAGAACAGAGGACGTTGTATTATAGCTAGAGAAGACGAAACTTGGCTACAAGTAAGTTCAAAAAGCTTTGGAAGTAAAATGATGGTATAGTCCAAAATGGAAAGGACACAAGCCTTTCACGCTTGGTACGATGGGTTCGATTCCCTCTACCATCACCAATAGGGATAAGCGTAGGTTGAGCCAGCAGGACTCCAAATCTTAGCTGTGAGGGTTCAAATCCTTCTATCCCTGCCAACGGTGGATTAACTCAGTCTGGATAGAGTGCTTGGTTGTCAGCCAAGAAGTCATCGGTTCAAATCCGATATTCACCGCTGAATAAAAAATTAAAGGGAGGAACAAAATGCAAAATGACAATTATGAACCACAAATAGGAGATTGGATTATACCTAGTGATGATGCTGTTATAGATAGTATAGCTTATGGATTTAACAAAAGATTAATCATAGAAATATCAGCCGATAAAGAAGAATTTACTACAGTCTGTGATGCTTTTGGTATTGAAGAGGGTCTTTGGAATATCTACAATACGGAATTTGTTGCTAGAGTCATATTAGAATAATAGCAATTTTCTGAAATAACCTCACATAATTATATAAATATAAGTAGTAAAATAATTATGTGAGGATTTTTTATGGCTATACGATATGATGATTATGTTAAAAGACCTAATGAGGAATTAGAATATACTCCAGAACAAATATCGGAGTTGATGAAATGTAAAGATGATATTCTTCACTTTGCTACTAATTACATTAAAATTGTTACGCTGGATCACGGAGAAATACTTTTTGATCCATATGAATATCAATTAGAGACAATTGACTTACTTAGCAAGAATAGATTTTTTGTAGGTCTATGGGCTAGGCAATCTGGCAAGACTACAATAGTAGCTGTTTTTGCTCTTTGGTATGCTATCTTCCATCCAAATAAGAATGTAGGAATAGTATCCAATAAAGAATCCTCCGCTAAACGAATCCTAGATACAATCAAAAGAATGTATGAAGGTCTTCCAGTATGGCTAAAGCCTGGTGTGACGGAATATCAAAAGACTTCTGTACATTTCGATAACGGAACAAACATGATCATCTCTGCTACTACCTCTGATGCCTTTAGAGGGTGGCCTATGAACATGGTTATTTGTGACGAATTTGCTTTTGTGCCTAGTAATCAAGCAGAAGAATTTTGGGCCGCTAATTATCCTACAATATCTTCCTCAAAAAAATCCAAGCTAATAATTATTTCTACTCCTAATGGTATGTTCAATATCTTTCATAGACTATGGACACAAGCACTAGTAGGAGACAATTTCTTCAAACCTTATAAAGTCATATGGGATAGGGTTCCAGGACGTGATAAGGAATGGGCTAAACAAGAAATTGCTAATATGGGTACACAAGCGTTCAATCAGGAATACGCTTGTAAATTTTTAGGATCTACCAATACAGTCATTCATCCTGAGTGCCTTAGAACTTTAATGAGTATGCATAGCGAACCTGTTTACTATGATCTCCAAGATAGGCTTAGAGTATGGGAGAAGCCAAGAGAAGGAGCTAAGTATGTAATGGGAGTAGATCCAGCCAAAGGTACGGGGGAAAACTCTTCTGCCATACAAATACTAAAAGTAGAGTCTGTGAATCCTGTAGAACTCATTCAAGTAGCAGTATTCGAAGATAACTTAACTGATGTCTATGAATTTTCCCAAATTATCAATAAGTTATCGTATTACTACAACAATGCCTACATCATGTGTGAAAATAACGGAGAAGGTTCGGCTGTTATAAGTCAGTTATGGTGGACATTCGAAAATGAGAACCTAGTCAATTCGGGTAGTAAAGAAAAAAGCCTTGGTGTACGCTCACAGAAAGATACTAAACCGAAAGCAGTACTTCTAATGAAGAAGTTAATAGAAGATGGTAGCGTAAGATTAATTGATAAGGAAACCATTGAGGAATTAGGATCATTCATAGAAGAGAAGAATAAATTTTTCGGTAAAGATAAACCAGATGATATGGTTTGTGCTTTATTTTGGGCTACTTACCTCTTCCAAATGAATATACTAGACGATGATTGGAAATTTAAAGATGGTCAAATGGATGAAAATGATGCATGGGGTATCCTATCAGATATAGAAGATGATATAGATGACTGGAGTTGGTTAACAAATTCCTCACTTTGGGATTAAAAATATATAAATAATATAGGAAGAGTACAACTTTTTAATAGGAGATAAATATGGACATAGTAGAGAAATATATAGGTGAAGCAAAAGATATAATGGTGGCTAGAAAATTAGAAAAGGAACTACCAAACGAAGAAGCTTTTTATACTGAATTTTGGAAGTCTGTAAAAAAAGTTAAAAAAGTTAAGTTATCATGGAGTTTAGATGGTAGTCCTAAAAAATTAGAATTTGATAAGAGGTAAAAATGGATATAGTAGATAAACTAAAAGTCATAGAAGCCGAATCACTTCTTAAACATAAGATGAAAAAATTAAAAGATAAACATGGATATGTTTCTTCTTCCATGCTTACTAAAAAAGAAAAGGAACAATTAAAAGGGAAGAAAAAATAATGGCACTAGACATTAGACAATCAAAATCTGATTTAGCAGAAAGAATTAAACGAAGATTAGGACATCCAGTAGTTAAAGTAGAGCTTGATCCTTCACAACTCTTTGATGCTATTGATTATGCTAGAGACAAATGGATTAAATGGGCCGCTGGACAAGCTACCGCTGAAACATTTTTCACAGTTTTACTTTCCGCTGGTAAGGTATTTTATGATCTACCAGTAGGAGTAGTAACCATAGTGGATTATGACGATAGAGGAGCCGCATGGGGAGGAGTTAATACACTTTTCACTATAGATAACTACCTATTTAATAGAGGGGCTTATAATTGGATATGGGCTACTGGATATGACTATAGTTTTGTGAGTTATCATCTATCTTTGGATTATTTAAAAACGATAGATAGGTATACTCCAACTGCATATAACTATAAATATCATCCATATACTAATCAATTAGAAGTGCATCCACCTCCTCCGTGTGGTAATTCTATGGAAGTTCCTGTAAGTGGAAGAGAATGTGATGGAACTCTTGTTACTACTACTGTGGATTCTCCAGGATTCATTCTTATAAGGAGTTTTATGATCGAAGGTAGTCATTATTCAGGTATGGAAACAAATAATAGAGAAGCAGAACCTTGGAAGAGAAAAGAAGATAGTTTGCGTAGTGGAAATCAAAATGAAAGCTTTTTCGTTTCTGATTGGATATTTGACTATGCGCTTGCTGAATGTAAAATAATTTTAGGTAGGATCAGAAGTAAGTTCGCTGGATTTACTTCTATCGGTAATGCTGGAATTGACTTAGATGGAGATGGTTTAATTTCAGAAGGTAAGGAAGAGAAATTAGCATTAGAAGAAACTTTAAGATTAGAGGAAGTATGGGAAGGATATCCTGTGCTTTGGGGTTAAGGAGAGATAAATATGAACAGATCATTTAGAGAGTTTATAACAGAGGGATCAGAGAAGGATGATAAAATTTATACTGCTATCATGGATTTTTTTGCAGACAATCCAAGTCCACCAGATGATGATATACATGATCTTGCGGAGAAGCTAGGTATAGATGCACATAAATTCGAAGCTTATATCTACTCTATATTAGGATCTATATTAGGTACAGGTAAAGCAAAGACGGAAAGTTTTACTGAAAAGGATGCTGATAAAAAGGAACTTGCAATGGGAATTAAGGTTGAGATGGAACATACAAAAAATAAAGCAATTGCAAAACGAATATCTTTAGATCATCTAGCAGAGTTTGGAGATTATTATACAAGACTATTAAAGATGGAAAAGGAAGCTGAAAAATGATTATAACAATTAAAAATAAATATGTAAAGGGAGGAGGTAAATATGTCAGAGCATAGTAAAATTCTAGAGAAATACGAACAAATGTTTGCAGATGGAAGTGCTTATAAACCTATTCATATAGCACAACCACAACCAGATGTATCACAAATTGAAGGAGCGGTAGACAGACCAGCGGCTCCGTTAGGTGAACCAGTACAAAGAGATAATTTTCAGGATGAAGCTGTTACTGATTATAGTCAATTTGATAATCAGATGGAACAAAGAATTAATGAGATGAGAAACAATAAAATGCAGGGCAACAATCCTAATGTTAGTGTGCAAAATAATAGTGATTATGAAAAGCTTGAGAAAAGAGTAAATCTATTAGAAGAAGCTCTTTCGCTAGTCATGTCAACTCAAAAGAAACTTATAGAAGGAAAATGAAATCAGGTAAACTAATAAGACCGAAGTGGGATCTCCACCAGTTACAAGATAATGTAGAACATGATTTATTCGAATCAGTAATAGTAGAGTTTACGGATATTTCAGGGATACAATGTCTATATTATATAAGAGATGAGGGAGTAAAAAAAGATTACTTCTATGGTGAATCAACACGTACAAGGTATTTAGAGCCAAAAACAACAAAGTTAATATATGAGCCTACAGAAGAGCCTACTTTAACTACTGGATTTGGTATCTATTCGGAAGAGTCAATTTCATTTGCATCTATACCTAAGTTAACTTTTACTAGAGATGTTAGTGGTAGTGGATATCATCCGAAGCCTGGAGATGCTATAATTACTGTATGGAATGACAGAGCTTAT